CCATTTTTTGCTTGATTTTCCGCTCTAAATACGGTATATTATAAGAGTAAATGACAAACAAAAAGGAAAAAAACATTATGACATACAAACCTAAATACTTATCTAATCAAATTAGTTTAGTTAGAGATACTGCTTACAATAAAATCAAAGAGATTGTTGCTGCTTCTGATATAGTGACACCAAAAGTATCTGAAAAATTAGACATCAATTTAAAAAATACTCTTAATAAAATTTTAAATGATTACAGATTTCAAGAGATTAATAAAAAAGAAAAACCCATTGATGAAGAACCAGGTATCTGGTCAGAATTTGCAAGTGAAGGTTTAGGAATATAATATGGATCCAATACACGGAATAGGAATGTTTTTTATAGGTGTACCTATAACTATTATAGGTTTCTTTATTGCTTATACCATAGCATATAAAAGTGTTATGAGTAAAGATGAAAAAAAATTAACTGAGGTACAAAAATCAATCAAAGATTTATATGGTCAGGACTGTCAATGAAATTAAATACTAAACAAAAAGAAATATTAAAACTACTAGTAAAAGGTAAAGGTCAATTTAAAACACCTACTGTGCCTAAAGATCACTACGAAAAAAACCTAGATGATATTGTAAAATTATATCTAAAAGGTTTACTAACTTTTCAAAGAGAGTATGATATTGATCTAGTTGGTCCATCTAATCAACATATGGTTAGATTTAAATGGTATATTGTTACAATAGATAAAAAGAAAACTTTAAAAGATATTAGAAAGGTAGTCAAAGATGGCAAACTTTAAAATAGTTATTAGAACATTAATGGCTGTGTTTGTTTTAGCATTTTGTGTTACAACTTTTCATTACTATGTTGAACAAGGTAACGCTAGAGCAGAAACTTTAGAACCTAAACTACCTGATTTTGAACACACTAACAATCAACAATTTTTAGATAATGTTATACAATGTGTTAATTATATTGAACACAATACCACAGATGTTTATCCTGTAAATTTAGAATTATTACTTGCTCAAGCAGCGTTAGAGTCTGGTTGGGGTAACAGTAGATTTGCAAGAGTGGGTAAAAATTTATTTGGTATTAGAACATATGATTTACAAGAACCACATATGTTACCTTCTAATAATCCTAAAAAGTGGGGTGTAAAAGTTTATTCACATGAATGTGATAGTGTTTTAAATTATATGCAGATATTAAATAATGGTGGTGCATATAAAAAATATAGAGAATTGAGAGAAAATGGCATTGATGACCCTTACATATTAGTAGAAACGCTTGACGCTTACGCTGCTGATAAACACTACTTCTCAAAAATAAAAAGTATCTTAACAAAAATAAGGAGTGAATATGAAGTTAGATGATATAAAAACAAAGTATAAAAAACTTGACAATCTTGCTAAGGCATGTGCAAATGCTCAAAGTGATGATTTCAAAGGACTATGGTTTGGTAAACTCATAGATTTGGCAAGAGAATATAAAATGCTAGATTATGTTATGAGAAAGCTTGTACACTAAATTGAATTGTGTTATAATAGACTTATGAATATATTTTACTTAGATAAAGATCCAGTTAAAGCAGCTGAAATGAGTTGTGATAAACATGTTGTTAAAATGATATTAGAATCTGCTCAAATGCTTTGTACTGCTAAAAGAGTATTAGATGGTATTGAATGGACTGATTATACAAAGAATGGTAGAAAAATTAAAAGATGGCGACTAGAAAATTCTAATTTAGAACAGATAGTATATAAAGCAGGTTGGCTAAAACACCCTAGCACACAATGGGTAATGGCTTCATCATATAATTATATGTGGTTATATAGACATATGATGGCACTAAATAATGAATATAAAAAAAGATATAATCATACAAAGGATCATATGTGTGTAGAAAAATTAGGTGTTATATTAAGTGTGCCACCAGTGAACTCACCTATCAATGTTATAGGCTCAGACGCAACACCAGCAATGCCTGAAGAATGTAAAGTACCAGGTGATAGTGTTGCAAGTTACAGAAAATATTATATAATGAAAAAGAAAAGATTTGCTACTTGGAAACAACCTGCTGAAATGCCTGTTTGGTTTAAAGAAGGAGTAGCAAGTGCCAACGTATAGATTTTATAATTCAAAAACAAAAGAAGAATACGAAGACTTAATGTCCATTTCTGAAATGGAAGAGTTTATTAAAAAGAAACATATCAAATTATTACCACCTACAAAATTAAACATAGTATCTAGCACAGGCACAGTAGATGGTAAAACTGATAGTGGTTGGAAAGATGTAATGGCNAAGATATCTGAAGCACACCCAGCAAGTGAACTAGCAAAAAGATATAAGAAAAGATCAGTAAAAGAGACACAAATTGATAATGTAATAGCGAAACATAGAAGAAAACGACAAGGGAAGAAAGTATAAATATATACATGGCAGATTTCGATTTTTTAGACGATTTTGACACTAGTGGTGATTGGGGTTTTAGCTCTGTAGCAAGTAAACCATCACAATCACAAAGCAAAGAAACACAAGAAGTTGTAAAACAGACAGCTGATGGTGTTGGGAAGGCTGTGTCTAGTGAGATTATAAACAGATTAGAAAGTAAGTTAGATAAACTTACAAGATTAGTAGGCGATACAAAAGAAACAGTTGTTGCTAAAAACGAAACAGAATTAGAAATTGCTAAAAAGCAAATGGATGATGANTACGATTTGAGAAAAGATAATCTTGGCAAAGAATATAAAGANAATTATAGAAAATTAGAAAAATTAATCATACCTCTTTTAATCAAACTTGCAAAATCACCAGAGGCCTATATTCATTGGCCTAATAGAGCAGAAGTTATTGAAGCACAATTAAAGAAAATTGTTGCTATTACTCATGGCAAATAATCATACAAAGGATATCAAATGAAATTAAGTAAGAATTTTAGTCTTAAAGAAATGACGGCTAGTCAGACGGCTGAACGTAAAGGAATTAATAATAATCCTAATGACGATCAGATTACAGCGTTGCAGAAACTATGTGAAAACATACTACAACCTGTTCGAGATCACTATGCTACACCTGTGACAGTATCAAGTGGGTTTAGAAGTGAAGAATTATGTGTTGCAATAGGGTCATCTGTAAACTCACAGCACGCTAAAGGCCAGGCTGCGGACTTTGAAATATTTGGAACGCCGAATGCTGAATTAGCAAAATGGATTGTAGAGAATTTAGATTTTGACCAGCTAATATTAGAGTATCACAAAGTTGAAGAACCTAATAGCGGTTGGATTCATTGCTCATACAAGAGTCCTACTGATAACAGAAAACAAACATTAAGAGCATTCCGAAACGATCAAGGTAAAACTCAATATGTAGAGTACAAACCTGACTGAGCGCTTGGCATAGTTAGTCAAGAAGATCAAAACGATATGTTAATGCTTTACAGAAGCACATAAATGTGATATAATTATATTATGAATCCATTACACGAATATTTTAAAAAGAATTATGAGATAAAGAATTTTACTCATATTACTTTACCCAAAAAACCAGTAGAATTAACAACTGAAACTGTAAAAGGTAAAAGATTTTATGTTTTACCTGACGGTCAAAAGTATCCTTCAATCACAACTGTGCTATCGGAAAGAGGCAATGAAGGTATAACCAAATGGCGTGAGTCAGTAGGTGAACAAGCCGCAAATACTATTATGAGAAATGCTGCTAAAAGAGGTACTGCTGTACACACTTTAACAGAAGACTATCTTAATAATAAAGAACTATCAAAGCAAGATGTTTTACCAACAGCGCTATTTAGCATACTAACAACTGAATTAGATAATATAAATAATATTGTTATGCAGGAAGAAAACCTGTGTAGTCACAAATGGGGCGTTGCAGGTCGTGTGGATTGTATTGCAGAATTTAATGGTAAACTTTCAGTAATAGATTTTAAAACCTCAACGAAAGATAAAAAGGAAGAGTGGGTAGAGAACTACTTTATACAGACTTCTGCTTATTGTGAAATGTACGAAGAACAGTACGGACAACCTATCGACCAGATAGTTATATTAATAGTAACCGAAGAAGGTGCGACTCAAACTTTCATTAAAAATAAAAAGGATTATTTCCCTCTTCTCAAGCCCGCCATAGAGGAGTTTCATAGAAAGTTTAAAGGAAATGAAAAACAAAATACTAGATAATTTACCAATGATATGGATACTATTGGTATTTTTATTGGGAATATTGTTGTCGGCCAATCAGGCTAAAGCAGGTCCAGAAGGTATGTCACAATACCCTTGGGTTCCAATGTCAGTACCAATGTGGTGTGGTCCAGTTGAAGAAGTTAATACAGTATTAAAGAACGAAGGATATGTTGCAGTAGAAGTAGCATTTGGTAGAGTAGGTGCTATGCCAACTGGCGAAGTTGCTTATGCGGTTACAACCTATGCTTCAGAAGATACACCAGGACATATTGTAAGAACGATAGAAACACCAGAACAAGTTGATAAATGTATAATGAATATGCTATTTGATTACAAAGCGGTGCCGTATCAACCAAGTAAAAATTTATAGAATTAATTGTTGATGAGGTTACAATAACTACACAGGACCTGGGTGCAATACCCAGCCACTCCACCATTATAACAATGAAATTATAGGGGTGGAACTAGGCTCGACTGGTAGGTAAAACACTTCGGAGATTAATCGGTCAAAGACACCGTAAAGTCTTATAAATGCTAACTCACAAGGTTACGCTTTAGCAGCTTAATACTGCTTGGGGT